CTTTGGCAATACAACGACCCGAACACTCAAATTCGACAACTCAGGCCGCCTAAGTGGTGCAGATATCCAGTCCGCCACGGACGATGGTACTGGTGGAGGCATTACCCTGACTTACGGCGACAGCGGTTTGTTGACAACAGTGGAATCACGCGACAAGGATAATCAAATAATGGACCAGATTCGAATCTCCCTCGATGCATCAGCGGGCAATCGCATCACGGAATTCGCTGAGTATGCTCACGGGTCCATACATATAAGAACTCTGAAATTCACCTACGACGAATCAACTGAATTTATCACATCCGCTCAGGTACTGAGCGGAAGTCCAGCTTCGGTGACAGGTTCAATTACCTTCACCTTTGATAGTGAAGGACGCGCTTCCACGTTGGACGAAATCAGCTCGGGAACGTTAATGCACTCAGTGCGCTACTCTTACTAAACGCTCTCGCGAGAATCTGCTACAGGTTAGATCACGAGGTGTATGCAATTTTCCTGTAAAAACTGCAAGCTGGTGATGGTTTTATTCCAAATTCAAGCCTATGTCTCCATCCTCCTGGATTCCTGGAAGGCTTCTTTTTCAGACTCATAGTCCCGGACGTGCTTGTCGAAGTCCCTTCCCTGACTTTCGACGATCGACCGGCGCGTGCGGAGACCGGCATTGACCTCAACTTCACTCGCTTTCGCATCCTTCAAAGGATCGATTGACCCCATCTCGGTTCCGGCCCACTGGGTCGAAAGCCATCCGTGCCTTTTGAGAGGATCATCAAACCTAGGCGCATCGATGAGTCCTTTTTCAATAGCATCGGAAATCACCCACTCCCAGACCGGCTGACAGAATTCAGCCACGAGCCAGGCACGCCAGACCTTAAAGGACTTCCAGGCTTCGAGGATGGCCGCACGGGCGGCGCTGTAGGATGAGCTATAGTGCTGAGTAAGGACTTCATAGGGAAGACCGAGACCAATACCGATCTGCTTGATAACAGCCTGAACAAAGGGATCAAAGTTGCTGTTCGGCCGGCCTGGGGCGCCGTTGTCCACCTTTTCACCTGGCAGAAGATCGACCATGAGGCCGCCCGGTCCAAACTTCTGAAACTTCCGCTCCTTCGGCTTTTCCTCGATCTGACGCGCAAGGTGTGCGCTCGCCCGATCGCCGAAGACCGACCCCATTTCGGATGTCACGTAGATGGCAAAGAAGGCATTGACCACGGCCGCCCTGATTTCAGCCTCGGTATAGTCCGAGATCTCCTTGAATTTTTTGATAACCGGTGCCAGAAGCGGCTCGCCCCGGCTCTGCTCGGGAAGACGCTTTGAAAAGATATGCAGAACGACGGGCGCGCCGGAATTATCGAAGCGCGGCACACGCACCGTTTCGGAGCCAAGGAAGTGATCGGCTCCGGTCCTTGCAATATGAAAGGCAATCGGCATGCCTGTGGCGTCCAATTCCACGCCTTCCCTGATATCTGTTTTGGGATTTTTTGCTACGGCCGGGTTTCTGATCCTAGCGCCTTCGATCAGTTGAAGGCAGGTCGGCAGGATACCGTGCGGGCGTTCCCGGTGGCGGCGGATGACGAGGCAGTCCCCATCGAGCAGCGCCGCACGCAGGACCTGAGCCTGAATGGTCTGAAAGTTGGCCTTTCCATGAAAGTCGGCAGTATTCTTTCGCATGTGAAGCTCGAATATCCGCTCGGCCTTCCGCTCAAACTCCCTGGCCTTCTCTTCCCTGATCCCAAGCAGCTCATGGTCAATACGGGCCTGGGGTCGAAGACCATCAGCCACGACATTGGTCACGTAATTTTCAATGGGACCGCGTGCGAGGCTTTCATTGCGGTCAAGGTCCCGCGACTGATTACGAAGCGCTGACAGCGACGGGAGCAGGGCTTCGTCGGCATTAGAGGAGGAAGGGTTCCAGTCCGGAATGTCATGTCTCGATGCAGTTCTATAGGGTTCGTCCACCTCTGGCGTTTCAAAATACACCCCCCGGCTGAAAATTCCCTTCAGATTTGACCAGAATGAAGTCCCGTTTTTATTGAACACGGTACACGCTCCCACCATCACGCCTTCTGATTGCCATCCTCAGCTTCGCTTCCCGATCATAAAGATCCCGCAGCCTGGCACGCACCACCCGGCGCCTGTTTTCGTTCACCTCGATGTCAGTCTCCTGGCCGCCTGCTTCAATAGTGGCAATGGCTTTCTCCACCGACTCCAGCTGCTCCTCGATCGTCATGCGGCACCCTCGCTCGTGATTCCATCAAGCTGATCGCAGATGCCGTCAATATCCTGATGCATGAACTCCCTGGCGGCATCAGCGTAGCGGATGCAGTCATGTGCGTGATCGTCCATGCCTGCGACCGTCGTATAAGTCAGCTGATCCTTGCCATCCCGCCGAACCCACTTGGCCTTGGGCGTGGTCAGTTCCTTGAAAAAGGAGTGATCCAGTCCTGGCTTAAAATGAATCAGACCAGGCCCTGTATATTCCATGGTCTGGCCGCGCCGCTGGGCGGCCTTGATCTCCTCGAGTTTTCTAACGGAGCGTGCGAGCGAAGAGAAAAGACGGCCGTGGGTGGCGAGCTGTCCGACCGGGAAGAGATAAATGTCGGCCTCCTTCCTGTATGTCGCGGCCGCAATGATCGGGGCAGAGCGATTGCTGGAGCCTTTGATAGCCAGGATAAATTCGTGCTCGCGGCCGCGGCAGAAGTCATAGACGGCGCCTGTATTGTGGCCACCCGTATCAATGCAGGTGGCGGCAATTCTAAGCCTGGCCCCTGTATGGTGCAGGTATTCGCGCTGGAGAAGACAGTAAACCTCCAGCCAGGTGGCCTCATGGTTGGAATCCCGCTGGAGCTTATGATGATCGATGACCCACCTTTCGCCCATGCGGCCCCAGCCCATGATCACCATATCAACGTGATCCGGATGGGTGTCCACGCCTGCTGTGATATAACCGACTCCCTTCGGCAACCTATCGTCCGGCCAGCCGCTATCGATGCAGCTTCTGAGATCATTGGGATCCAGAGGCTTGATGGCAGCATCCTCATAGGGAAGGCCGAGGCAATTGTTAAAGTAGACCTTCCTCTCCTCAGGGTTATCAACCCCCTTCAGGAGCTGCTCCCTGGTGCTTCGCCACGACCACATGCCGGGCGGCGCATAAAGCGCCGGCAGATGATAGCCGCGGCAGTTGGAGGTTTTGGCCCTTGCCGTGGGTCGCCATTCGCCAAGCCTCAGCATTTCGGTCTTGTCCTGCTCCACGTGGGCATGGCGGCACTTTTCGCAGCGGAAAACCGGCAGCTCCAGGGAAAAGTCCATTCCAGCCTCGGTGATGAGCTGCATGTGGCCACAGCCAAGGCATGGGACAAAGTATTTTCTTTGATCGGTGGTCAGGTATTCGGCCTCAATCCGGCACTGACCAGCGATAGAAGGGGTTGAGACATAGAAGAGCTTTTTTCGGCCTTCATAGGCGGACGTCCGGCCAATGGCAAGGCCGCACGGATCGCCATTCTTCTGGGTATTGGCCGGATAGGCCGAAACCTCGTCAAACATCACATATTGAAAGCTGTGAGACCTCAGGGCAGAGGTTGAAGTCGCTGTTCCGAGGAAAAGACAGCCACCCGGAAAGGACTTGGTCAGGATGCTGTCCTTTTCAAGCCTTTCTCGACGCGCCTCATGCTCAACCTTTTCCCTAAGTGAAATGCAGTGCGCAATGATGGGATTAATCCGGTGCTGGGAAAACGTCTTCCGGAGCTCGTCGTTGGGCTGGACAATGAGCATATAGGCAGGAGCCGCGTCCATGACCCAAAGCATCCAGGCGAGTCCCGAAAGTGTTCCCCCGGTCTGCCAGCCCTTCATGAGGACTACCTTTTCGACCCCATTGTCAGGCATCAGGGCGTCGAGTGGCTCATAAAGATATGGGGTCTTGGAGAAATCGACAAGGCCGGGGAATGGGTTCTTACCAGCGGGAAGGTAAAGGTTTCTTTCCGCGTGCTCACGGATTGAAATTTCTTCCGGCGGCAGAATGCTTTCTGAGACTATCGTCTTGATGCTGGCAAAGCTTTGAAATTCATAGGCGTTAGTCATCAGCATATGTCGCCTTCTCGGCTTGTTCCCTGCCGCCATCCTGAAGAATCTTGCTGGCCTGGATCAGCGCCTTGCGCACCTCGGCCTTGGCCCCCACCCGAATTTTCAAAGCCGCATCATTCAGGGGTTGCTCCATTGTCTGGACACCTTCATCGCCACCCTGATCCCGAACCAGCCGAAACATGATGCCCTTGGCAATTTCTGAAACTGAGAGTGGAAGATTGAGAAGGGTATCCCGGCAGGCGCGGAAGCATTCAGCCGCTTCCTGCTGAATCCTCGCAGCAGGCATGAGCTGACCGGTCAGCCGCCCGTGCTCGACCTGCTTGATCAGAGCCGAGTAGTGGCTATCAAGATCCGAAGAAACTTCCCTCGGCATGATGCCCGGGCTCGCGTTTCCTGCTGGCGTCCGAGGCTGGTCCTTGCGAGTATCTTTGCGGTAGTGCTTGTTATGGTGCCACTCAAGGCAGCCATCAAATATGATGATCTTTTTTTTGCCGTCCTCGTCGACCACTGATTTCCGCAGGCGATCACCGCCTTTGACTGCACGGCTGATAGCGGCGTGGTCAACGCCGATAATCCGCGCAAACTCTCGAATGGATGCAGTCTGTTTCCGCAAAATCTTCCTCCGTTGCCGCGCTGGCGCGGCCTTTCATAGGAGTGTTACCGATGTCAGGGAATAATGGAAAGCATGGGACTGTCCGCGCAAAAGCGGACACTGCATTACAGTCTGGAGCTTGACTTCATCAACAAATCTCCAGCGAGAACTAAGCGCTGCACCTGATCAGCGGCTTCCGCATCTTATAATCACCAAATACAACAGCAGCGCATTTTACGTGGCAAAGCCATTGTTACCGGGGGGTCAGGGTCTTTGGTCTTGCAGGCACGCTGGTGACGGTGACGCAAAAATTTTTTTGAAAAGTGAAACAGGGGGAGGTTGATCGTCAACCACTTGATTTAATTGCACAAAGGACCCGCGAGCAAGTCATGTCTATTTAGGGATTTCAACAAATTCTTCGAATAGGCATCCTCTGTTCTTATAGTATGTACGAATCAAAAGCCGATCACTCTAGACAGTGAAAAATTTGCCAATGTTCGAAGCACCCACCAAAACATAACTAATTAATTTTATTTATGTATTTAAGCGTTAACATTATTTCCTCAAATTCCTCTGAATACAGCCGAAAGTTATGGTTCAAAGAGGATTGGAATAGCATGTCCAAAGACGCAATATACCTGAATGCAGCACTAGTAAAGAAAGCATTTTTGGCTCTTAAGGAGACTGATCCAGGTACTAAGCGTGGTCAAGAACGTACTTCTGCTTTGATGTACTTTTTCACGTTAGCTAGGCTCCTTAAAACTCTAAGTTGCGACAGCGTCTGTCTTAATCCCAACGTTCAATTCAGTAGAGAAAATCGCAGAAATTTCGAAAGTATTTATAGCGGCTTTGTATCTGATCTCGATTCACCAAACACAATGGTTGCCAATCTCGGATCAGTAATATCTTCAGAACGAAGTCCAGATGAAAAAATTAAGGCAAATTTTCTAACAACTATTCTAACTACATCTAGCCGGGGAGCAAATCCCCAGAGCTATCCTCGTCGACCAGCTCCTTTATTACTTGTGGGTGTTGAGATTTACGGACATCGATGGGGACTAAGTATTCATCCCGACTGGAAAAGCAATATTTTAAGATATCTTGACGACCGCAGGTCAAACACTCCGTGGACAGACCTTATGCTATTCCTCTTTCGTGCAATACCAATAGCATGCCCTGACCCCAATATTTCCAACACACTAAAAACTATTGCATCAAGTTGCTTTTCAAATGACATTCGTGATTTTGTCCATCAGCGGCTAGACGTAGAAAAGCGTTTTTTTAAAGGAAACATCGAAATATTCGGACATTCATTTGCACGAGTAAGCGAAATAGACCCTGATTTCGACAACCATTCAATTGAATCTAATGAAGAATTGAAGAACTTGCGAACTGAAAACGCGAATCTGAGACTAGAAATTGA